ACCCAGCGTCATCACCGTCTCGCCGTTGGCGGTGCGCAGCCGCGGCTCGACGTCATACACCTCGATGCGGTCGGGATCGAGCCGCACCTCGTGCAGCGGCTTGGCCTCCAGCATGTACTGCGAGTCCCACGCGTTGAGCGTGCGGGTCTCTTTGCGCCGGCGCTCGATCTCCTTGCGGCTGAAGCGATCGGGCCACGCGCAGCACGCATAGATGTCGAGCACCGCGCCGGGCGGCTTGTCGAAGATCACCGCGCAGCCCTTGCCGCGCAGCTCGAGCTCGTAGTCGACGCCCTCGACCAGCGTGCGCGCGAAGGTGTGGATGCCGACGAGCACGTACAGCCCATCGGGCCCCGGCTGAAAGCCGATCTCGTAGCGCTTGCGCTCCTTGGTGTCATCGAAGCGCGCGGCGTGATCGAACAAGGGAATCTTCAGCACGGCCGCACCTCCGGTGATGCGCTCGGGATAGATGGAGTCGTGCGTGTGCGGCGTGCCGATGTACGTCTTCTGCGCACCGGGCACCGCGATGTGCGTCGACTCGCTGATGCGCTGGCGCAGCTTCAGCCGCGCCTCGGGCGTCTCGATGTTGCCCGGCACCTCGATGTCGTCGAAGTCCACGGCATCGGCGCGCGAGCCGGTGGCGTTCGAGGTCACGCCGACCGCGCGCATGCTGGCGTTGCGGGCGTCGCGCGCGCCGTTCACCCAGAATCGTTTGGTGCCCGGCCGCTTCGGCAGCAGGCCAACGCACCACGGGTGATTGCGCAGCACGTTGAGCACGTCCGCGGTCAGCATGCCCGCCGTCGGGCCGTCGGCCGACCACACGAGCGAGCGATGCGTGCGGTCGCGCCACAGGCGCCACGCCTTGAGCAGCGCGTACAGCGTCGATTTGGCGGCGCCGCGGAACACCATCAGCACGCGCTCTGGTTCCTTGCAGTCGACCAGCCACACGCAGATGGCCAGGTGCAACGGCGGGACCGTCCAGCCCTGGATCTCGGCCCAGCGCAGGACGAAGGCGACGAAGCTTCGGGCGTCAGCGCTTGCCACGGCGCGACGCGCGCGTCAGCACTTCGCTCGCGGCCTGCTCGTACCTGGCGATTTCGGCCTCGACCGCTTCGCCCTCATCCTTCGGCTCGGCGTCCGGCTGGTCCGGCACGATCGCGCCGCCGGTGATCGGGTTTTCCAGCAGGCGCCGCACCTGCATCGTCAGCGCCACCGTCTGCACCGCCAGGCTGCGGCACCACTTCGCATCGCCGCGCTCATCGCGCGTGAGCTCGTTCGGCTTCTTGCCCGAGCCCACCCAGTTGTCGGGGTCGGCGTCCGAAAGCGCCACCTCGAGCAGCTTGTCGTGCAGCGTCGTCAGCTTGTCGATTTGGTTCGGTGTCATTGCCCCGCCATCCTTCCAAAGTCCGGCGCGCGCTCGGGCGCCATCTCGCCCGTCGGCCACCAGTAGCCCTGCCCCCAGTCCTTCATTGCGCGCTTCTGCACGCGGCCGAGGTAGCCGGGGTTGGCCGCCTCCTGCATGTCGTGCAGCACCGCGCGTTCCCATGCGCCCTTGACGTACCAGATGCCGGTGAACGGCAACTGCGAGTTGACCCACTTCAACGCCTCGGCGCCGGCGTGCGTCTCCTTGCCCTTGGCCAGCTCCCACGCGTTGACGAACAGCAGGTCGCCAGCGAAGCCCGCCGCAGCGCCGGCGGCCGGGCCCAGGATGGCGCCGACGCCTTGCTCGACGTTGCCGCCGTGCTGCTCGGTGGGGTCCTTGAACAGCAGGTCGCCGAGGTAGCCGAGCCCGCCGCCCTGCGCCTCGGCGCGCGCCCAGAACTTCGCTTCGGTCATGTCGTAGGGGTCCTTGCCCTGCACCAGCGCCTTGATCTGCAGCACCACCGAGCCAAGCAGCATCAGCGACACGTTGAGCGCCGCCAGCCCGGCGATCTGGTTCACGCGCGCGCCGGCCGCCGACTCAGCGCCGAAGCCTGTTGGCGCGCCCTCCAGGCCCTGCGGCGTCTCGAAGATTCGGCGCCAGTGCCGCGTCATCATCGCGATGGGAAAGCTCTTGAACTGCGCGATCGAGCGCATCGCCTCGCCCTTCAGCGTGCCCGCCGGCAGGCCGCCCGCGGTGGCAATCGCACGGGTGGCCAGGTCCGGGTTGACGACGGCGAACTGCGCCTCATCCGAGACGAACGCGAGCCACTTGGTCGCCGCGCTCTGCGCGTTGTCGGCGCCGGTCTCGATCACGCCCTGACGGGTCAGGTAGGCCAGGCCGTCGCGCTCGGTCGCCTTCGAGCTGGTGATGGTCTGCCAGTCAGCCTCGCTGATGTCGTGGCGCTGCATCAAGTAGCGATCCCACTCGTCGAGCTCGCCCCAGCCCTTGCCCAGCTTCTTGGCGAAGTTCTGCATCATGGTCGCCGAGAACGCGGCGCGCAGGCCGTCGGTCCACGCGTTCATCAGGGAGAGCTTCATCACCGACGCGGCGACGCGGCCGGTCAGGCTGTGCGTCATGTTGTCGCCGGTCCAGCGGTTGAGCGTGTTCGACAGCGACTCGGCGATCACGCCGTGCGAGCGCAGAAACTGGCGCTGATCCTTCGAGAACTGGCGGCCGACGTTGGCCACCATGTCGAAGTACGGCAGCCGGTTGTAGTGCAGCGTGGTGGCGATCGTGCCCACGTCAGTGATCGACGACAGCACCGCGCCACCGAGCTTGGCCGCGGTCTGAATGTTGCGCGCGTCCTGACCGATGCGGCCGACGGTGCGGTTCTCCGGCGTGCCGACCACACCCGTGGCGATGTCCCAGTACGCCTGCGGCGTGTTGCCGGCGGCGCGGTTGGCCATCGTGCCGACGCCGTCGGCGCGCTCGGCCGTGTCGCTCTGCACGCGGAACCACTGCTCTGGGTTCGGGCCGTGGCGCTCGACCAGCGCGACATCGCGCGCCATCTTGCCGATGTGGCCGAGCATCGCGTCGTACAGCGAGCCCTCGCCGAACGCCTCCATGTAGGCCATCCACGCGTCGCCGTCCTTGAAGTGCAACACGCGGTGGTCGCTGCCGCGGTTGGACCGCGCACCGGTGCCCTTGAACGCGCCCGGCTCTGTCTTGTTGGCGCCGTCGCTGGCGATCGTCTCGTGCGCGCCGTTGAGCACCTGGCGCAGCTCGGCCTCGTTCATCAGCGTGCCGTCGGCGCGCACGTACTGCTCGCGGTCGAGCAGCGGCAGCACCGTGTCGGCCCAGCGCGCCGGCCCCGCCTCGCGCACGCGCCACGTGTCGTGCGCCTGGCTCAAGTAGCCGTAACCCAGCTTGCCAATGTTGCCGCCTGCGGCGTTGAAGCGCACGCGCATCGCCTCGATCGTGTCGAGCCACGCCTGCGCCGCTTGCTTGGCCGCGCTGTTCCCCGTGGAACCGTCGGCCTTGCGGAACACCTCGCGCACGATGTCGGCCGTCATGGCCGGGTTGTCGTGGTCGAACAGCGCCATCATTGCGCGCTTGACGACGCCCGTGCCGTCCTTCGACTCGGCGGCGCTGATCAGCGCGTCGAGCCCCGACAGCGCCTCGTCTCGCACCGCGCTGCCGAACTTGTGCGTTTGCTCGATCGAGCGCACCAGCCCCTGCGACCGCGACAGCTTGTTGGCCTTCATCGCATCGCGGATCTCGACCTCGCGCTCGGCGGCGCGCAGCACCTGCAGGCCGGCGCGGTGCTCCTTCAGCGCGGCCTCCGCTTGAATGTCGGCCATCACCGCAGCCGACGCGCGCGACACCCGCTCATCGCGCGACAATGCAGCCCACGCGCGCCGGTCCTGCCGGGCCAGCTCGCGCATCTTGGCCTCGATGGTGGTCTCGATCAGCTTCAGGCGTTCGTCGCTGATCTGCCGGCCCGCTGCCGCGGCGCGAATCGCTGTTGCACATCGGGGGTCCATGCTCGTCCTCTACGTCTGCGCGCTGCTGCTGATCGTGCCGCTGGCCGGGCTGCTGGTCACGGGCTCGTGGCGTGGCGCCTGGCGGTACGCGCGCGACTGGTCCCGCGTCATGGCGTTGACGGTGGCGATCGGGCTGGTGGTCTTCTTCATGCTGCCGACACCATGAGCGCGCACTCGCTGGCCACGCGCACGAGGTCGGCGTCGACCAGTCCCAGCGCGTCGGCCGTGCCCTCCTGAGC